TGGCTATCATCGCTGAGAACTTACCTGCAAAGTCCGCTTGAAGTGGCGAACTGTCAAACCAGCTCAGGAGCGCCTTTACATTCCCCGCTGGCGCCCGACTCGCCCGTTGAAGTGCCGCCGCCGCCTCCGGCTGATCTTCAGTGACAACAGTCTCAAGCGCTCGCACTCGGGCGGCCAGCTCACCCGTTAGTTGCGCAAGGCCCATAATGACTCCCTTCGTCTCCTGATCCATGCGAATCCGCCTCCAGTCGCGGATGTCGCAAGCGTACCATGCACATCAAAGAAGACGGGCGCTAACTTCGGTTAGCGTTGCGCCAAACACAAAACCGGGCATACCGTGGGGCGATGGCTAAGCCTCACAGTCAGGGCCAGAGCGACCTATGACGCGGCGGCAACGGACGGTGGTCTGGATTTGGATAGCGGCGGTGGTCGGAGCCGGACTGTTCCCGCCCTGGGCTGATCGCGGATTCCCCGAGCGATACTACTGCCTTTTCCTTCCACCGCATTCGCGGATGCATATAGACCAAGCCCGCTTGACGTTGGAGTGGCTGCTTTTATCGGTAGTCGGGGCCGGTTGTTTCTTTGCATGGCCCAAGCGCACACATCAAGGGAACCCAGAACCGGTAACGCCCAAAATGCCGCCTGAGATCCGCGAGTGGATGGAGTGGAGCGGCGAGAAGTTCGTCTTTGATCCAAACCGGCAGAAGTGGGTAATGGAGAGGTGTCCCGACGCGGCGTGGGACATTGCGACCGGGAAGACCGTGCGCTTCGAGCACACCCGGTTCGACGGCCAAGTCAGATCCTTTACGATGCCGCTCAATGTATTCCAGCGGAGCGTTGGTCAAGACCAATGTTTCTCAGGCTCGGTAGGGGCGGTGCCCCGACGCGGCTCTCACGCAGGCTGAGGTCCGTGGGATATTCCAACCGTGGAAGGCAGAAAAACCGTGAGGCCCTCGTTATCACACGCCTACGTCAGAGTACGGTGGGCATACAAACAGTTGAAGGAGCTTGACGCGCAATGTTCCAAGAGGAGCCGGGTACTGAAGGCTAAGGTCCGCTACCCGAAGATTGTCAACAAGCTTCCTGAGCGTGTCCGCAACTTGTTTGCGTTTCCCGGTTCCAGGATGCCTTACCTGTCCCAGATTGTAACGGGGCAAATTGTCAACGGGCTTCGTTCTGCCCTCGACTATTTGGTGGCGGCCTTGGCTGCACTGGACTCGGGTTTGCGGAACGGGAAAACTCAATTTCCGGTTGAAAGCTGCGCGAAGTGCTTTTGCGGTCGCAAGACCACCTTTTTGAAAGGGCTTAACGGCGCCCACGTAGCAGCTATCGAGAAGTTGCAACCGTACAACGGATGCGTATGGACGAAGCGAATGGCCGCGCTGAGCAACCTGGACAAGCACAACGCGCTCATTCCGGCCAAGATGGATTTTGTCTACGGTGGGACTTTTGATCCGATAGAGGGCACAAAAAGAAACCCCTCCAGATACAAAGTGCGCGTGAACGTCACGCCGACCGTTTATGTACGCGTCGGAGAGGAATTCGAACTCATGGAGGCGATCCGAGAAATCTATACGGGCGTTGCTCAGACGCTTGATCGCTTCAATCCCGAGTTCTAGACGTAGGGCGCTTGCAGCACTCATGATATGAGAACCTTTCTGCTGACTGTTTTCTGGCTGGCCATGCTCATCGGCCTGCCGATGTGGATCGGACAGAACTATCCAATGCCCGGAGGAGAGGCGACCGTGCTCGTGGTTGGCTGGCTGATTTCGATGGCCGTGGCCGGGGTGTTAGGCTGGGAAAAAGGCAAACGGGAGCGCTAGGCTAACCGGTGAATATTTAACCAACACAACCTGACACCACTACCGAAAGTAGCTTTCAGCTTTCAGCAATCAGCCTTCAGCCCGTTCCCGACAGCGCCGAGCCGCACGATTCGAACGGCAGCCCCGCTCCCGGAACCAGGGAAGCGCCTTGCGCTCGGTTGCGCAAAAGCTGAAAGCTGATAGCTGAAAGCTGAAAGCTCTTTACGCCATCCATCCCCGTTCGCTGATAACAACCTTGGGAGGCGGCGCCGGGCGCGTGGGCTTCACGATCATTTTGTCGGTGCTGCCTTCGAGATAACGGCTGGAATCCATCAAATGATCGTCCTTTTTGACGACCTTCGAAGAAATTCCGAACACCGTTTCGATGTTCATCCTGTGATACCGCAGGAATTCCTTTTGCCAGCGCGGCAGCGTCCTAAATACTTTCAGGCGGCCGGACTGCATGCGCTCCAGCATGTGCCGCAAGCCGGCTTCGACGCTGTTTGGGGCAAGCTGCAGATTCAGCCTGTGCTCGACCTTGTAAATCCGAAACAGCTTTTGCCCGTCGACCTGGCTGGATCCCAAACTGCCCGGGTCGATGAAGCCCGGTATCCACTGGTCTTTGTTATCGCGGCCCTTGATGGCGATCGCGTGCAGCGCCGGGTTGTACTCCTCGGAGTAGTATTCCCGGTAGAGATACAAGATGTCGTTGGGCTTATCGAGCGCGCCCCAGACTACGGCGGTTTTGCCGACGTCCATGCCGTAGCCGCGCGGCCAGTGCGACGGGATGTCGAAGGGATCGACCAGCAGCGAATCCAGCTCCACCGGATAGATGGCGCCTTCGCCCTGGCCCGGTTCGCCCAGCTCGCGGGTCTTCAGCAGGTGCGGCTGCCCGGCGTACTTCCGGCGCATTTCGGCTTTGACTTCTTCGCTCAAGTGGGGTGCGTCGTTCCAACCGATCTGAATGTAGAATTTGGACGGGTCTTCGGATTCGAGGAAGCTCTTGACGACTTCGCTGTATCCGGCCAGCGGCGTGAAGGTGATGAGCATCAGGCCGTTGCGCTCGCCGGGCCGGGTGGCCATCAGCCGGATCGTGCACTCGTCGTAAACATCGGCTGGAGGCTCTTCATCTAACCATACGAGGTCCCGCTCTGTCCCTTCAAAAGCGTCCCGGTCTTTGCCGTATGACTTGAAGCCCAGCGTGCTCTTGCCGCCGGAGACGTGCTGTATCCAAGCCGTATCGATGGCATCGGATATGCCGGACTTGGGCGACGGCTTGCCGATGATGCGCTCCCGCGGAATCATGCCGGTGCCAAGGCCCAGCGTGGCGCGCGCGTCGTCGCCGGCTATGCGGCTCAACTTCCCGAGCAGCTTGCCCTGCACGATATCGCGCGTGGTCTCGCCGGTCTTTCCCGCTACCCAGGCATCGATGGGCCGGTCGAAGCGGCGGCCTTTCCACCAGGCCGGATAGTCCCCGGTCAGGTGCAGGCTGACTTCATAGGCGCCGAGGCCTTCCGACTTTCCAACGCGATTCCCGCAGATGGCGAGCCGTTCGTTATGTGTCGCGCCGGCCGCGAAGAATGCGCAGTGCTTGGGGTACAGGTCCCGGCGTAGCGGCCCCGTCTCCGGGTAGAATGTGGCGAATTTATTGCTCAGCCGCCTGCGGTTCCGTTGCTCTTTCCACGTCGCCACCGTCTCTCTTACTAAGTCGAGCGATAAGCTGCTCTCCAGCGGCAATTCGAGATTCAAGCTCCTCATCCGATAGCGATCCGACTCCCAGTTTCAAGCTGCCGGAGTGCTCGTGCTCCATCTTGCGCTTGCCCCAGGTCTCCGGATAGAAGGTTTCGAGCGTCCGGAGCAGTACGCTGTCCGATACTTTATGCTTGTAGCCTACAAGCATCCCGCCCTGGAAGACCGGCTCGTCCCAACCCAGGGTGGCACGCTTGACAGCGCGATCTTGCAGTCCTTCTCGCCCCAACTCCCAAGCTTCGTCGAATGCGGCCTTGTAAGCCGGATCGTCCTTCTCGCGCCGCTTGTGCTGGCACCGGATACGCTCAGCCAGCTTCTCGACGAGCTTGGCGCGTCGTGCCTCGCGTGCCCGCTGCGCGGTCGCGGCGGCTTCCCGCTCCGCTTTGCCCGGACCGCTCAATCCGCCAGGCGCGAGGATCGGGGGCTGGACCGGCGGGTGCAGCGCTTCTGCTGCGCGGTGTGCAGCGTCGCCGATGTCGGGCCAGACGCTGATGGCGGTGAGAAAGGCGCGCACGCCGGGGGGTAGATTTTTGGGGTCGTAGGAGCTTTCAGCCATCAACTTTCAGCTTTTACGCCATGAGCCATTGCGTCCAGGCGAGGCGCGCGTCCCGGTTGTAGCTGTCCAGCGCTTTCCAGCCGTCGAGTCCCGCGTTTCGATTCCGCATTAAGGCACAGCCGGCGTTGGCAATCGCCAGCGCACTGTCCGGCTCGGCCATCCAACTCTGAGGCACCCATCCGACCGCCGCCGAAACCACGCTGGGAACGCCGCACGCGCAACCGTCGGCGGTTACGTTATTGAACGTCTCGGTGAAGCTGGGCTGCAGGAGCAGGTCCATGCCGTACAGATACCGCACGAAGTCGTCGTGGGACAGCCACGGCACCGGAACCAGCGTCACCGAGGGGTTGAGTCCCAGAATCGCTTGGAGGTTCTGGCGGCTTTGCGCGGCGCCTTCGTCGCGTCCGGTGGAGACGTGGAAACGCACCGGAGCGCCCAATGTGCGCGCCATAATCATGCTCGCCACGGTCGCCGTCAGCCAATTCTTGAGCACGCGGCTGGCGCCGAAGAGCCCGACATTCAGAATGTGGCCGGCGCGCCACGGTTCACGCTCGCGCCGGGTCTGCGCGGGCAGGTGGTACAAATTCGGCAGCCAGGTGAACGGCATCCCTGTGGCCGCTTGCATGGATTCCGCCAATTTTTGGGAGTTGGCCGCCACACAGAAGTTCTTTTGACTGGCTTCGAGCGCCATGTACAACGGCAGTGAGGCTCCAGCAAAGCCGTCCTGTGCGAGGAATCCCAGATTGGAATGGTATACCAGGGTGAAGCGCTTCGCCGGGAACGCGGCAAAGAGCTTGCCTAAAAAAGGAGCGTCCACGAAAGGCGCTTCCATCACCACGTGGGTTACGTCGCTCCACGGACCGGCCAGTTGCGACCAGATATACTCGCCATGTGGCACAGGGTACGCGGTGACGTCGAGCCGCTGCTCCCGCAGCGATAGAGCCGTGGTGGCGGCCGTGATTCCCAGCCCTTGGTGGCAAGCGGTCGCCGATTCGATTGCGGGGTTCTTAAAAAGGAGAATGGCTT